CCGGTACGGCCCCAAGCCATTTCAAAGCTCAGCGACGTCACGCCCAGGGACAGAGCGCCATCGGTGACCAGTTGCCAGCCGCTATCACCGTACAACGTGCCCTGCTCGACATGCACCAGCAGCCCCGGCGTTACCTTCTCCGACTTGTCCGCATCAGCCGCCCGGGCCCAGGCCCCGGCAGCCGCCACCCAGATGCCGTTATCCTTACTGGCGGTTTGTTTGGCGACCAGGACCCGCTTACCGGCCGTGACCGCCACGCCATCAATCGTCTGCAAACCGCTCAACGTGATATTGCCCGGCGTACACACCAGCACCGAACTTTTAAAGTCCTGCTTGGCCAGCTCCGAGGTTACAAACTCGCGGGTTGCCAACACCACACTGGGGTCAATTTTCAGTTCGACAATGGCCGAGTTGCTGACAATCAGGTTCATCCGCACCACTTGCGTGCGGCCAGAGCCTTGCGCTAACAGCGGCTTGAACGACGGCGCACAATTGGCAATAGCGACCAGATCACCGTCCGCATCGTACAGGCCGATTTCCCGAATCCACTTGCCGCCGATCTCTGCCGGAATGACCTGCTCAGCGATGATGATTGCTGGATTGGTCGCGTCTTGGATCAGCTGATTCAGTGGCGCGCGACGCCATTCGTTGATCAGCGTTTTTTGGGTTGCGTTGGGCTGCGGGTCGGTGCCATTGGCATCACCCACGCCCATTTGGGTGATCTTCCAGGCAATCCCCAAGGCGTCGGCGTTGGCCTGCTTCGCGGCCCCCACATTCGTCAGGATGGCGTAAAACTGTGAGTTCGAATCGATCATGAATAAACATCCAGGGTGTCGATAGTGGTTTCGCGTCCCCCACGACCAATCACCCCCGAGACTTCAATGTCTCGCGGGTCCGGCGGGTAAACGTCAATTTCATCGCCTTCGGATATCGAGGCGCTTAGGTACATGCGGCCCGTGGTTTCCAGGCTGATAGCAAGGCCAATCAGGTGGCGACTGACAGGTTTGGCGTCATCGATCAACGCCGACAGTTCCTGATACATCTGGTCAGTGATGCCGGTATCGAGCACGCCCACTTTCAACGCAAAGGTGCCCGGTATGCCGGCCGGGTTCAGTTGCCACCACTCGACCACGTCAATCAGATAACCCAGCGGCTCAACCACCCGACGCAGCGCGCCGATGGTGCCCTTGTGCGCGTGGACATAGAACGAAGAGCGCACGGCGTTGCGCTTGATCGCCTCGGACCATGTTTCGTCCCAGCGATCCACCGACCAGGCCGACGCCAAATGCGGCAACAGCTCGACCGGGCAGGTGTCCGCGTTGTAGAGCAGGCGCAGCGGCACCGGCGTGGCTTCAACGGTCGCGGCCTCAATGGCGCGCTCCAGCTGCGTACTGTTGAGGGGCAATAGACTGTTCATGTCAATCACCCTTCGTAACGGTGAAACCTGTGCAGTAGGCCGCCTGGGATTGGCTGGGGAAAATGTCCGACCAGCCAACCAGCTCCACGCGCCGAACCCCGGCGATGTGCAATTGCGCATCAATGGCCGAACGCGCAATCTCCGCCCCCACCCGCCGCCGGGGATTGATCCAGGCAGCCAACCGCTTGCGGCATTCCGCCAGAATGGATTCGTTTTCCGACCCCGTGCCGACCATGTGCAAAATGGCGTTGATTTGGTAGGGCAGCACCTCGGCGCTTTGCACAATCAGCCGGTCACCGACCGGGCGGAGATTGTCATCGCTCAGATAGGTGTAAACCAGATCAAGCAATGCCTGGGGGGCCTGGCCCTCACCATCACGGCCCAGCACGGTGATCACCACCGTGGCCGGTGACGGACTTTCGGCCGTGGCGTCTGCCACCAGCCCCGACGCGTTGCGGGCATGCAGGATGTAGCTGTTACGCGGCCCGGCCGTGGTCAATCCCTCATAGACCAGCAGGATACGCTCGCGCAGGGCGTCGTCCTCTTCCAGCACCTCAGGCGTGATCGGCACCGTGGTGGTGTCTTCAGCCTGAATCACCAGCCGCTTCAGGTTGACGTTTGCTGCCAACTGGTCAAGATCGGACCGGCGCGCGTACGCCAATAACAGGGCCTTGGCGGCGTCGTTGACCCGGGCGCGGTTGCCCATCTTGCGATAGGCCCCCAGCTCAAGCAGTTTCGTCACCGGATCGCTTTCCAGGGTGGCGGTCCAGTTTTCCCCCATGAAGCCCCGGAAGGTGTCCAGCTCTTCGGTGTAGATTTCCTCAAACTCCAGAGGCTCGACCACCTCGGGCGCTGTCAGCGCTGACAGATCCACCGCGCTCATGCTGCAACCTCCAATAAAACACTGTCGCCCAGGTACTCACCCTTCAACTCAAAGGTGATTTGCCCATCGAGCACGGCCGTGACGCGGACCGATTCAAGTTTCAAACGAGTCTCCCAGCGACCAATCGCCCGACTGACTTCGGCCTGAACCGCGCTGCGCCAGCCAGCGGTCGCTGGCAGATCGACGAAGCGGCGCAACAAGCTGCCGTACTCCGGTTGCATCCGCCGGCTGCCTTGTGGCGTGGTCAAAATGTCTGCAATGGATTGCCGCAAATGGGCAATGCCAGATAACGGCAGGCCGGTGTGGCGATCCATTCCAATCATGGCGGTTACTCCAGGGGCTCAAACTCGGGGTGCGCCTGCATATGCGCCAGGGCCTGGGCGTCATCGCTCTGAACTTCGGCCACGCGCTGGACGACGGACAGCGACGCGCCGTCCGGCAAAATCACTTGGCGGGAGGTGTACAGCTTGTCGCGAAAGCGGATGGTTTTCGGCGCGGCCACAACAGCCGGCGCGGCTTCCTTGGTTTTCGACATGGTTTCTCCGGGCGTAAAAACGCCCGCACGCGGCGGGCTGTAGGAAAGTCACTATCAATGCGAGTGGTGATTGCTGTTGCCGCCGGCATCCATGATTGTGGATTGACCGATTACATCGCCCGTTACCAGTAACGGGCCGTCGATCTTCACCGCCCCTTTCAAGGTGATGGCAGCCGAGTCGACCGACACGGCGTTATCCGTAACGGCCACCACCGAAGCCCCCACCTTGATAGTGACGGTCCCGCTCGGCAGCGTGATGGTGTACGTCTTCGCCTTCCAGTCGTAGACCAGCGAGCCCCCATCATCGAATCGCCATACCTCGACATGGTCGCGGTTATCCGGCTGCGCGCCGGCATCGCCGTACAGGCCAGGCACAAAGGTGCCTTGCGCCGGGTCGCCACTGGGACTGATCAACATGCCCTGCTCGTTCATGCTGGGCGCGCGCCAGTGACGGGCCGTGCCCGCCGCGAGGCTGTGCCAGCGCACCCAGGCGCTGGTCCACTCGCCATTGGAGACGCGGCACATCGGCGGTGACGCTGTGAGGTCCAGGGCGACGACGTAAGTCGCCATTGCCACGCCGGCAATCATCCGGTCATGCTGCGCTGACGCATACCCACTCATTCCAACAACTCGGGCGCGACGTACTCGCCTTCATGGCCAGGGCCGGTGTCCGGGTAGACGCCAAACACCAGCGAACCGGGCGGCTCATCTGGCCAAGGCCATTCTTCAACGCCCAGATAAATTTGGTGAGTCCACTCCACCAGCCAGACTATGTAACCGTCGAGCTCTGGCCTGGTCCAATCCTGTGTAGCCTGAACGAACTCGGCGGGCTCCACGGCCAAACCCCAGGTTTGCGTGCGCAACAACACTGCCAACTGTGCGGCCAAGTGAACGGCCTGCTGGCAGTGTTTGGGCTGAATGGGATCAACGATGATCCTCGCTTCGAACCGACAGACCAGGGTGGTTTCGCCGGTACCAATATCGACCCCTGGCTCCATTTCGGACAATTCAACGAACACCACCGGCAACGCAATGCGATCCTTGATGTTCGGCCAAGCTGTCACCGCTTTGATGCCAGACAGATTGCTCGACAGATGCTGCTCGATCGCCCGATAAAGCTGGTCCAGGCTAAAAGGCTCATCAGACATGGGCGATCCTCTTCAGGTGCTTCTGCAGCTCAAAGTTGAATTCTTGCCGCAGGATTTCCAGCAACCGAGCGTCAGCCCGCTTGATCCAGGTGTTGAAGTGTGGACGGGCTTGGTCAAGCGATACTTTGGCTTTGACCAATGGAAAGCGGTTGCCGTTTTCCGCAACCCATCCCGAACTGACACCACCGCCCCCCGACACGGTGCTATCGGGGTAGTCGTCCGCGTTGAAGTGCTTGCTCGCGGTGCGGATCCAGATGTCGGGTTTGTTGCCGTAGACCTTCTTCAGGAAGGCGCCCTGGTACCGCCGCCCGGCCACAGATACCCCGCGGCCAGTCTGCCGCGCTCGACCGATCCGGCTGGACTCGATGGCGTTGAGACCGAACCATAACTTGCCGCTTGTGGCCCCGCCGGAGACGGGGTAGCTGCGCAAACGCTGGCGAACCGCAGCAACTGCGATGCGTTCTTGCCGGCTGACTGCTCGCGCAATGTGGGTGCGCAGCCAACCCAAGGTTTTATTGATCGCTCGACGTTGAGCCGCGACAGCTGCTTTGGGCACCACCTTGGCAAACTCTTCGAGGGCTTTCAGGTCCACCGCCGAAGACTGGATAGAAAGCATCCCGCCAGCAGCCGATGGCTTGAAATAGCTACCGACACTCATGCACGCATCCTCAAGATTAAGGCGACCAGACCGTCACCACTCGGCTCAAGCTGCAGCAAGTCGTACTCGCCGCCCCCGTCCAACTCGGGCAATTCAATGGTGACCAGCAGACCCTGTTCAAGTCCGTGCGAATCGCTAACACGAATTTCAAACCGAGGCTCACGCAGGCCGGTGTTGAGCTTGCCGAACTTTGGCTGAAGCCAGGGCGCGGCGAACATGCCAAGGACCGGCTCGTCGCGACCCTCGATACGCGCGGTGTCGCCCAGTGTCTCGAACACCACCGCATCGACCTCCGCGATCAGGTCGCGAAAAGCCATGGTCAGAGCTCCAGCAGGATCTGCGCGCGTGGCCGCGTGCACAGGTGCAGTGGGTTCGACTGGGCTTCACCGGCCATGCCTTTGTTGAACGGCAGTGGCTCGATCATGCTGTAGTACGGAATGCCCTGGGTGTTGACCGTTTCCATGTAGTCGGCCGGCGCGAACACCGAGATATACAAATCTGGTACGCCCTCAGGGACCAGCAACGCCTTGTCGTCGTGCACGAACGAGACACCGGCCACTTTGCCACGGTAGCGCTCCCAAACAATGCCACCGAACTCGAAGCTTTCCCGAGCGTCACCGCGCAACGCTGCCGCTTGCTGGCTGTTGAGATAGGTTTCTTTGACCGAATCGTGAACGATCAGCTTGTTCCAGAAATTCTTACCGCAGAAGGCGCGAGAACCAGTACTGGTAACGCTGCCAAGCGCATCTTCCTGCATATCCAACGCCTCGACGCATTGAACCCGCAATTCAGTGTTCGGGTCCGTCAAGCCCATGGACAGCTTCTGCCGCTGCACACCGAAACGATCGTAAAGGTTTAACAGCACCGTAGAACCATCGGCATCGAGGATCACACCGTTGAGGGCGCCCATACGCTGGAACTCATGCGTTGCGTCCAACTGACGACGTGCTTTCGCCAGACGGGCATTGACCACGTCTTGCACCGCCTGCAATTCGGTGCGGGTACCGAAGGCACGAATGCCCTGGATCTCGTCGGCCTTGATGGTAAAGCGTTCGGGCAAGTGCACGGTGTTGAACGGGATCAGGTTGCGCTTGCTGGCTGCGACCACCAGGCCAGAACTCCCCCGCTCACCGGCCGGTACCAACGCCAGGGTGTCTCCATCCTTTTCAATCTGCACGGTCAGGGTCGTGACACCTTCTTCGCGAAACAGACCCAGCGCGCTGATGCGGCCCGGCAGGTAAGGTTGTTCATTGAGTGCAGCGGTGAGCGCGGTAACGGTGAACGCTTCGTCGTCAAAAATGGCGATATCGGCCATGGGGACTCTCCAGAAATGAAAAACCCCGCTCAAGGCGGGGGCATAAAGTTGAATGATTAACTTATCGGATGATCAGGAAATGGGCGGCCAAGTCTTTTTCAGCGTCAGCGTCGAGCCCCGTCAGGTGCGCTTCGCTGACTTCCGCCAATCGCACCACCGCGCGACCACGGCGCACCACATCCGACTCGCCCAGTGGACCGAAGAGAATCGCTACCGCTGTCTCGCTGCCATCGTCGGCAGCCGGAGCGTACGGCGAGAATTCACTGGTGGCCGTGACCAGGCCGAGAATCTGGCCCGGGTACAGCGCCGGGCCGGCGGCGACGTTGATCGACTCACGCGAAATGTTCCCAGCGCCTTCCGACAGGAGAAACTCACCGGCGTGGATGGGTTCTTTTTTGATGGTCATGGTCTTGCTCCTTTCGCGCCGTGCGCAGTTCCGGATTGAGCGGCTTGTCGAGCGGCCCAGATCGAAGTGGGATCAGGTTGTTTGGCTAGCACCTTCGGCGCCGGATCATTGTCCAGCGGCAAGCTGTTGTCGATTTCGAAGCCCTTGCCACTGGTGACGATCTTGTCGAACAAACGCGCTCGAACGGCCGCTGTATCCAGCCCTGCCGCAACGTACTCGGCACTAAACTCCGGCAAGCGAGCGGCCACACAAAGGTCATTCACGGCCTTGGCGCGGGTCAGGCCGGCCTGGACGATCGCTTCGCTTTCGAGCTTGGTGGAGTTCAGCAACGGCTCAACCAGGTTGCTAATACCTGACTCGGCGCAACGCTGGGTGATCATCAAGGCCAGCTTGGCCGAGTCGACCACGGGTGGTGTCAGAGGTGGATCGTCCAGCGAAGGCTCAAGCTCCGGATCCGGCTCGGGCGGCTCGGGCGGCTCGTCCAGCTGGGCCAGCAAATCCGCCGGCGCGTGTTGGTAACGCTGAAGCACAGCGCCTTGGCCGAGACACGCTTTAACCGTGACACCGTCGCCGATCTCATCAGCCAGGCCCAGCGCCACCGCCTCACCAGCGGTCAGCCAGGTTTCAGCGTTGACCATCCGCCGTAGCTCGGTTTCGTCGATGTCCGGGGCCTTGGCCTTGTAGGCCGCGATGATCGCCTCCAGCGTCTGGTCCAGCACATCGGCGACTCGACGAAAGTCCTCCGCATCACCACCGGTATAGGTATAGGGGTTATGGATCATCAACATCGCATTGGACGCGATCACCACCCGGTGCGCGCCGCACACTGCCACGCTGGCGGCACTAGCGGCCAAAGCATCAATGCGGCCGGTGCAGCGTTCACCCAGTCTCGACAATGCGTTGTGCATGGCCAGGCCATCGAACAGATCGCCGCCGACACTATTGAAGGCCGCGATCACCGGCGAGACGCCGTCGTCCATGGCTCGCAGGTCCTGCACAAACTGATTGGCGGTGATGCCCCAGGTACCGATCTCGCCATACACGAAGACCTCGATTACTCGCTCGGCGGCGTCACCGCTGGCTTGCAGCGCGTACCAGGTTTTATCCTGCACCTGCACGCGCTTGCCGGCCCGGTTGTAAACGCGCGGTCGCGCTTTTTTGCTCATGGTTGCTCCTTGTCGTCGATGGGGACGAAAGTGTCGAGAGTGGTGTAACTGAGGCCCAGCATCGTGGCTCTGGCGAGATCGGCGGCATTTTCGGCGTCGACCGTTTCGGCGTCGTAACCGGTGCGCAGGACCATCTCGCTGCGCGAGGCGAATCCGGCTTGAACTTCCATCCGCCGCGCCTGGACGTCCTGCACCGGCTGAATGTAAGCCCAGCCTTGCGGCACCCAACGAGTTCGCAGGTATTCGCGTCGGCGCTGTGCGTAATCGTCCAGCTGCAGTACGCCGGACAGCACCGCCATGTCCATCCAGGCCGCCCGCACCGGGCGACATAGCTGATGCACGTACACGCTGAACTGCAGTTGTTCCAATCGACGGCGGAACTCGTTGAGCACGACCCGCAACGCCCGGTCGTTGACCTCACGCATATCGCCGGTGAGGATCTCGTACGGTGTGCCGGTACCGGCAGCGGCTGCCATTAGTTGCTGACGCATGAAGTCGGGATAGTTATTGCCCGCGTCCGGTGGCTTGGAAAACTCTACCTCTTCACCTGGTCCCAGCTCCTGCATGGTGCCGGGTTCCAGCGCCACCATTGGCGTGAATCCGTCATGATCCAGACTCAGCGGCTGGCCGGTGACCGGATCCCTCGGCACAGGACCCGTGTCCGGCGCTGGCCGAGTGATGAAGCCGGCAAACAGGTTGGCCACTTCCTGGCGGAACAGCACCGCGTCATCGTAGTTGTCGAGGCTACGCAGGCGTTTGAGCACCGGTGACAAGCGCGGTACACCGCGCAACTGGCCTGGCTCGACCGGCTCGAAGATATGCAGCACCTGCGCCGCCGGCACGCGAACCAACTGGTTGTAGCCGGCGTTCAGCGACGAGGCGTCGCGCGGATGCGACAGGTACATCCAGTACGCTACGCGCTTGCCGTCGGGTGTGAACTCGATCCCGGCGCGAATGACGGTGCCGTTTTTAGTGGTTTCGAACTTGTCGTGCGGCACGAACTCCGGGGCCAAAATCTGCAGCTGTAACGGCACCGCGAGGCCTTCGTTCAGACTGCGCGGCCGGAGCCGCACGAAACATTCACCCGAGGTTTCCACCGTGCGCGCGACCAGCGCCTGCTGGCCGTTGAAGTCAGTACGCTCATCAGCGTCCGACTCGTCGACCCAGTCATCCCAAAGCTCCTGCAGTAATTTACGCAGAGCTTCGTCGTCGGTTTTCGGTCGTGGGGTAATGCCGGTACCGATTAAGTTGCTGACGCGTTTGTCGATCACGTTATAGGCGTACGGGTCATTGCGAACCGCTGCCCGGGAACGCGATCGCAGGTTGCGCAGTGCCGGGGTGTTGATACTGTTGATCCCGTTGTCGGGAGCCTCCCAGCCAGTGGATCGGCGGCCCTCTCCAGCGCCTTCGTAACTGGCCTTGATGTTCGACGGCAATACGAATCCGTTACGGGTCAGCGTCGGAAAGTGACGGGCCATTAGAGTCCTTTGCCTCCGTGGCGTAACCGAACCACCCGAGAGCGTGGTCCGGCTGCGTTGATCAGTGACGTACGGATTTCTTCACGAGCCTTGAGCAGTTCGTCGATGGTGCGGTATTCCACGGTACGGTCGGTGTAGCGCACGACTTTTTCACCGCGTGCGATGGCCGCCTCAACCGCGTCGAGGTGCTTTTGGGTAAACGACATATCAACGTCTCTTCAGGTAACCGCTGCTGGAACTGCGGCGTTGAGGTGGCGGTGCAGCCGGTCGTGATTGCACGATCGGAGCAATAGATTGTGGAGCTGATTGCGGTGCAGCAACGGGTGTTGCTGGTCCGGTGATGCGTTCGCCTTGAACAGGCTTGATGCCCATTGCGTCGTCAAACAGGCCAGACTGCGCCAGGGACTGACGCACTCGCTCCCAGTCGTGCTCCTTGTAACGGTTGAGGCCCAGGTAGTGCGCCATGGCCAGGCAATAAACCATCAAGTCGAGTGCTTCGTTTCGCTCGGCCTTGCCCTTGACCCACTCAATGCGTTTATGTCCGCGGATGTAGCGCGCGACCTTGCGCTCCGCGACGCACTGGTCAAAGAAGTCGTCCGGCAAGTCATTGGCAAAGTGCAGTGCGCCCGGGCCAGATTCGAACGGATAGCGGTTGTAGATCCAGTCTTTGGCCGTGTCGGTACCGACGAACCACAGCTCGGCGCCGTTGCGCTCGGTCTGGCCTTTCCAGGTCACGTCGACCATCGACGGACGCTGAGCAATCACCGGCTTACCTGGCTTGCTCGCGCCCTTGATGGCGAACACATTCCGCCAGCGGCGAACGCGGCAGAACTGGTAGACCTCATCAGTGTGGTGGCCACCCGAGTCGACGGCTACCGCGAGAATGCCAAGACCGACACCACACGGGTGACGATATTTAGCCTTGAGCAATTCGTCCAACGCAGCCCAGGTACGTTCGTCAGCAGGATCACCGGCGACGATCTGGAAATCGACAACCCAGCGTTCCATACCGACACCCCAGCCCATCGCCATGAACTCCAGGCGATTGGCCTGAACGTCGACCGAGCCAGTGAGCATCAGCACCGCGGCCGGCAGCGAACCGAGGGCGTAGCATTCCAGCCGCGCCCGCGCTCGCAATACATCGGCCTTGGTTTGCTCTTGCGCGCTATCCCATACCTTCGCCAGGCGGGTGTTATAGAACACCTGCATCGGCTCAAGGTCGCCTTTGGCCTGGGCCTTTTTGGCCTTTTCGAACTGCTTGGCCAGCGACTTCCAGTCCATCCAGCCGAGCGGCGAATACAGCGCATTGAGGTGGAAGCCGACCGTCTCGCCATCACCTTCAGCATGGGCACGCCACTCGCCCTTGGCGAGCATTTCACCTTTGTGGTATTCGTCGATCAGCACGTCGCACTCAGGCCCAGCACACTGGTAATGCACCACACTGTAATCCTTCGAGTAATGCAGTCGTTCCCATTCGAGGATTTGCATGTGCCCGCAGGTGGGACACGGCACGTAGTAGTGACGTTGGTCGCTGCCCTCGAACAGGTCAGAGATACGCGACGCGCCCTTGATCGTCGGCGAGCTGGAAAAGTAAAACTTTGCATTGCGGCCGAACGTACTGCCCCGCGTTTCCGCGAGTTCAATGGGGTCGCCCTCTTCGCCGATATCCACTTCCCAACGGTCAATCTCGTCACCGTATACGTAGCGCGCCGACAGCTCCGACAGGTTGGCTGCCGAGCCCGCGGTGGTCACGTACAACGAACCACCTTCGAACTCTTTGGTGTCCATGGTGTTACGTGAATCCCGCGAGCGACTGGAAGCCACCCGTTCACGCAGTACCGGTGTGGCCTTGATCGTTTTACCGATCCGTGAAGACACGCGCTTGGCCAAGCCAAGGCTCGGCAACAAGGTCAGGATGTTGGATGGCGCCATGTGGATCAGGCCGCCGATCCAGTTTAAAGCGATCTGCGTTTTCATCAGTTGCGAAGCCACCATTGTGACCACGCGCTTGCAGGGGTGTGCCGGCGATAGACAACGCATCGGCTCGCGGGCATACGGTGTACGTGAGGTGCGGTACTGGCCGGGCTCGGCGGCGCCGGTGTCACGCGGAATACGCATGTACTCATCGGCCCACTCATCGACCCAGACGTCCGGGTCAGGATGCAGCCCACGAAAATACGCCTCCCGATACACCTCTGCACCGTTAGGGATTTCCGTGGGCATTGGATTAACTCGCGGTCAGGGCGTGTTCAAGATCCGCCGAGGACAAGCGCTCTGCATCCTCAAGCGAGCGACGGATAGCCGCCGTCAGGTGCTTTTCGATTTGCCAGGGGTCGGTCATAACGGCGAGCTCCGGCGCGAGTTGTGGTGGCATGCCCAACAATTGGTCTCGCAACAGGCGGCCCGCGTTGTAAGCGCCCGTTTCCACCGCGATGCGCTCGACAAGAGTGCCTTGCTGTTTGTGAAAATTGGCTTGCTCCTGCAGCGCCAGGTAGTGCTCCCGCAGAGCTCGAGATTTCTGAAAGTCCGCCGCCTGCCCGACCTGCGGCACCGCAGGTTCTTCGGCGGCTAATTGAGATTCCCGTTGAAGGCGAAGCCGGTCGTGGCGCTCGGCGACGGCTGCTTTGCTTGGGTCCGCAGACTCGGCCAGCAACGCTTCGGTGGCTTCCAACTCCACTTTGCCATCGTCAGTCAGCACCAGACGATCCTGGTTAGCTAACTTGGAAACATACGATTTGGCCCAGCCACGCCGTGCCGCAAACTCCGTTTTGCTGATTACCGTCATGAAGAAATGTCCTGTTCACCTAATGAATACAGGGAGTTCACCTGTTCACCCCAGTTCACTAAGCTGGTGAACTGTCCGCTAACACTTTCCCGCGGGTTTCCGACCCCGTACCTGCGGGAAAACCCCAGGGTCCCCGGCGATCTCATGCCTGCCCGCCGCCGCTCGGCGGCGCCTCGCAGATCCCTGCCCGCTTAGCCAACCACCGGGCGTACAACCCGCTGGCCACATCGGCGCCGAGACAAGCCACAACGCTGCCTATTGCAGCGGCAGTCATCAAGCTGCATCCCAGCGCCGTGACGAGCATCACCGTCGCCAGCCCAAACACTGCCGAAGCACCGAAGCGCAACAGCACGCGCTTCAACAACACCGGCACCGCCATCCCTGCCGCATCAGCGCGCCACATCTCCCCGGTCAAACCCGCGAGCGCCACCAGAATCAGTAGCCAGGTTGGAAGATCGGCCAGCGACTGCTGCACCTCCTGTTCAGTCGACATGCGTGCCTCCTCGGCAATGGAATGAAAAACCCCGCCGAAGCGGGGTTAGGTGACCGGCACAGGGAGAGCCGGGTGAAGCTGCACAGCACGTGCGAGGTCAGCGCCAAGGCGCAAATTTCATATCGTGGCGACTTTTTACCCCCTGAGTACGGAACCGAAAAGGGGGCATTTTCGGTTATCCAACTCGACGCAACTTTGACGCAACTTTGAGGAGACTTTGAGGTAGAACGCCCCGACCAGTGGTAAGCCATTTACGGGCATCGGCACGCTCAGCCAACACTTCCAGCAGCCGCTCATGCAGACGATGCACCTGGTCGTAGTAAGTCTGTTTCGCTCTTGACTCCATCTCAAGCAGATGCAGCTGCATCAACCAGGTCGGCGCCGGATCATCGCCGTAACGCAGACCTGCCAGCCGCATTAGCCGATCACCCTGCTCACCCTGACGCCCGATCTCCGACAGCGCGGCGGCGATCTCCTGTGCAACTGCATCAGGGCCTGCACCAGCGCCGAGGATGACTCGGGATCCGGGCGTGCCGCGTGGCGCGCAGCCACCCCACTCCATGATCGTAGCCATCGGGCTGCCCATGCCGCCGCTTTCGCCATTAAGCCGAATTTGCTCACCCCAGTGCTTTAGCAGTACTTCCATTGCCTCGATCATCGCCCTACTCCCCCGAAAACCGAACCCGACACAAAAAACACACAACCCGACACAAACCCAACACAAACCAAACCCTTTAAAAATCAATAGCTTTAATCGAGTTGTGTTTAGTGTGTTGGGTTTGTTGGGTATTTCCGTCCTCGCATGAAGAAAATAATCAGCCATCAGAAACCGCACATCTAACGTCACGCATGCGCGCACGCGCAGCGAAACCCAACACACTCGACACAAAGCCCGCAAACCGCCGAAAAAGAAGGCTCCAATTTGTGTGGGGTATCTGAAATCAACCCAACACACACCCGACACACCCAACACACATTTAGATGTAGTCATGCGGCAGCTGCCTTGATGTGGTCCCAGGTGTCCACATGCCAGCCTGCCAGCTTCGCCTTGGCCCGCCAGTTCACGACCTGCTTGCCCAGCTCGGCCGCCTTCAGTGATGGGGGCGGGGAAGCATCCTGCTCGACGGGAAAAAAGAACGCGCCAAATCGCCGGTTGTTGCCATCGGTCCAAGGAATGGCTCGCGTCTTATCGACCTCGGAACTGATGAACAGCGAGAACTTCGTCTGACTCATCACATGCTCTTTATTGCGCTGGCACCATTCGAGGAACAGCGAATAAAGGTCCGTCGACAGACATGGCCCCCAAAGCCCCTGGCCCAACTCGCTGTATTTCCACAGATGCAAGAACGTCTGCCATCCGGCCCGACTCAAGGCCACCAATCGTTCGCGGGCATCCGTCGAGGGTGGCCGAGTCCGCTGGTTGAAGTCGCCAAGATCGACCGACAACAACCAGCCGTATAGCGCCGCGACGCCACCCTGCTCCAGCTCTCGTCCGATCGCCTTTTGCCGTTCGACCGGCAAGGTTTCCATAGGCCACATCACCAGCATCCGCCGGTCACTGTCACTGATCGGCCACGGCAAAATTTCGTTGCTCAGGAATACCGCGTTCATGTGGTTGGCTTCCTCCCAACCGTTGATGAACTTCGATTCCATTCGCACCGTTTTTCCGGTGATCAGGTGCTTGATCTTGCCCACCTGGTTGTACCGCTGATCACGGCTCACAACCTCTTCGAACACCGACCATAACTTGCGGCTTTGCCAGGCGTTGAAGTTGCTCTCCAACTGCGTCTGGCCGACCGTGGCCGCGTACTGGCCATACAGCATGCCCAGTGCATCGGCGAACAGCAGGCTTTTGCCCGAGCCTTCCATGATCGAGTGCATCAGTACCGCGGTGTCCATCTTGGCGCCCAGGTGTTGCAACGGGTACGCCAACCAGCGGACCAGCCATTGGGCCGCCGCTTCATCGTGGTTGCACAAAAACGAAATCAGCCACCGCAGATTGGCGCAGGCTTCATCATTTCTAACCGGTTCCAACGGCAGGCCATCAAAGGTATTGATGTACACCGCAGGGTCCTTGCTCATGGTCGGATCAAACACGATGTGTTCGACATCCACGGTGCGCCGCTCACTGCTGTTGAGCCACAGCGGATAAGTGTCACCCAGCGCCATCTTCACGGCGCCTTCGGCAATACGCCGCTTTTTTTCCCGATCCCACACATCCTTGGTGCCATCGATGTACACATACCGATCAGTCGGCGGCATACCGAGCGCGCCGCCCTTCTTACCCGCCATACGCCGCGCTTGCTCGATGTCGCGGACGTGTTCATCAGCAATCAACCGTTTGCCCATGTCGTCCAGCCACGCCTTGGCGAGCGGCTTGCCCACGCGCGCTTCAAATGCGGCCTTCTTCATCACCCGCGACTGGTCGCAGTCCCATACTTGCGTGGTGCCCTCGACCAGCGCAAAACGACGAAGTAAATGGTCTAACGTCAGTGCCTCCCCCGCCCCCCCGTCAGGAGCCGGAGCAGCCTCGCCGATGGCGTCGTTCGCACAGCTCGGCAAACTCACATCACCGGATGGGGTCGGGGGAAAATCCCGCAGATCAGCCCGCGATGAACGCTGCATACCCAAAATACGCGCAGCGTCCTTCACCGCTTTCGACTGATCGCCGCCGTGCTCGAGCAAACAGAACACCTCGAAGGCGTCGTTCTGATGCCCGTTCGCGAGCGGATCTGCGCCGTGGTGCGAATAGACCTTGCCGTCAGCAATTGTCACACCCGGCAAGCCGGTGCTGCTCTGCGGGTAAAGCCACTTGCTGCCCCGCTTGATATAGCCATGAGTACGCAGCAGTTCCTCGATATCGTGGCAGCGGTTGAACTCATCGATCACCGACGGCTGCTTACCAGCAGCAGGTGCTGAACGCTTAATGACTTTCGCCGGCGCCGCGGTTGGCTTGATCGCCCACGGGCAGGCTGCCTCGGCATCACGCTTGAAGAATTCCCAGCCTTGCCAGATATTCAGCAGATCGACAGTCAGCGTCGGCAGGCCGTCGTTGGCGTTCGGTGGGGTTCTCCAGGTGTAAGGCTTGCCGGTGCCCGGGTGAATCGAAGGCGGAAACACGTCCTGTACCAGGCCAGCCCGAAGCTCGAACACCGTGATGCGCTTGTACTCTTCAGCCTCCGCGCGCGCTTCAGCTTCCCCGACACTATCGCCCTGCTCTTTCGCAGCCTTGGCCTTATTCATCAGGCTTTTATGAATCGAACCGTCAGGGTCTTTTTCATTCGGCCAGGAAAGCGAGTGTCGGGTCAGCTCAATGCCTTCTGGCACTTTGAACATCACCCTGAAGCGCGCTGGGTTACCAACAATCGTCGGATACACCAGCGCCATGGCATCCAGATCGACACCCAGCAGCTCGTACAACACATGCCGCGTCCATTGAACGTCGTCGACATCCAGCGAACAGACACGGCTCGGCCCGAGTACGACGCCGAGGTTGTGATTAGGGTTTCGTTGCCAGAATGCTTCAGCAGTGGCGGCATCAGTGATGTAACCGCCGGGTTTGTTCCACCCCAGACCCTTTGGGGCTTTCTCACCTGGCTCAATGGAGACCAGGGCGAGATCGAAAGTAGTGATGTAACGTTTTGCCCATGTGGCGATGGCTAGTCCCTTGGCCGATTCACTCATCGCCGAGCCTCCCGTAACCCCTGGCAGTGAACGCAGGTCTCGCAACCCTCAATCGTCTGCTGTCGAAGCAACGGGATAGGGTCATCACAATCCTCGCAGAATTGCGCGCTGACGCGATTCGAAGGAACGCGGCGACTACGGTGAAGGGCAACGTCGAGCAGGTATTGCGCCTGGTCATTAGCACGATCGATGTCGTCAGCCATTTTTGCGATCCTCCATCGCCTGACGAGCTCCCGCCATGATGCCGAGGATTTCGCGGATAACGTCCATGCCCTGCTTTTCTAGCTCGAGGACTTCGTGAAGCTCCCACACGTTGTCGGCAGCGCCATCATGCATCGCGGCCACAAACTCACCGGTCTCGCCGAGCAACTTGCCAACGGCTTTCAAAGCATCACGCGTTGCTGGCACTGGTACCGGGCGGTACCAGACTGCGCCTGCCGGACGCATCAGCGCATCGAGCAAGCGCGAATCGCCAGTTAGCCTGATCAACTCTTCAAGTTCATCAGGGTTTAGCCAACGGCGCTCTTCATCGAGCTTGAGTTTCTTTTGAAGGGTGTCGTTATCCAACACCATGTCAAAAGCAAGGGCGGTAATTCCGCCCTTGTAGTCACGACCAGCGCGATAAATCGCCTGACGCAATGGAAGAACCGGACCAGCGTCCGGCAAAAGATCTGTGCGACTCATAACCGTAAATCCCCTATTTACGGTGTAGCCATAGACCAGGGCAAACCCTATCCTACGACCACGACCGATGTGCATGTGCTGTGTGTCGTCGTAGCTGAGTTGGGGGATCTTTGGTGAGAGGCCCCAGCTCGGCACCTTTTAAGCTCCTTTGGACCCGCGCAAATAAGCCCAGTCGATATCTGCACGAAGCTGTTCGCAGGTGACTGAACCCGCAGACTCTCGCTCGATGCCTACCGCCAAAGCGGCGCTAGCCCTGCGATTGCCGTAAGCGACCTGCTTCAACTGGCCTACTGACGTACCGCATCGGCCCGCAAATGCATCCAGCGACGCCTTATCAAGACTTTTCAAATACTCGTGCAAGGTCATACACACCTCCTTCTGAGCGCCGAGATTAGCAATTGCTAATGCATTGAGCAATAGCAAAACGTAATTTACTGTTTGCTAACGGAAGGCGATGATTGGCGAATGGATATAAAGAAAATGCGAATTCAAGTTTTGCGCGACTTGATGGGTGAAAGAACCCAGAAAGAGTTCGCCGAGCATTACAACCTGGACGCCTCGTACCTTTCCCAGCTTCTCAATGGGCATAGATCGTTGGGTGAAAAGGCGGCGGCGAATCTTGAAGCGAAAATCGGCCTTGCTGAGGGAACCCTCACCACGCCATTTGTCTCGATGCGCACCTCCACAACCGGAACGCTGCCACCATCTGAGAATCAGTCCGTCGACAGCAACGCCGATTACCTCGGCCCAATCGACGTCTGGGACGACGATACCCCATTGGATGATGACGAGGTTTACGTGCCTTTCCTTAAGGAAGTTGAATTGTCCGCGGGAAGCGGCCGGACTGCGGTTCACCAGTCCCACAAGCAAAAACTTCGATTCGGAAAGATGACGCTTCGGCGGCAAAACGTTCAGGCGAATGAGGCCGTATGCGTAACAGTTAACGGCAACAGCATGGAGCCTGTACTGCCACACGGCAGCACCGTCGGTGTAGACCAGGGCTGTACAACCATCACAGATGGAAAAATGTACGCGCTGAATCACGGTGGTCAGCTGAGAGTTAAGACCCTATACCGCTTACCTGGCGGGGGCTTGAGAATGCGCAGCTACAATCGTGAAGAGCATCCCGACGAAGAATACAGCGCGACTGACCTCATCAAAAACGAGATCATCGTGATCGGCAAGGTCTTCTGGTATTCCGTGTTGCTGTAGGACCTCACACATCGAAGAACCCGCCAAGTGCGGGTTTTTTTTGCTAATCGAAAAACTAATTTAGCATTTGCTATTGCAAGTTTATTTAGCCGTTGCTAATTTTGCACTCGTATCTACCTCTCACCAAGAGTACGAGCCATGCAAACCACACAGCACAGCAACACCCGTTGCCCGGTGTACCTGCACCCATCCGCATGCAGCAGCCGGGCCTCCGTTGAAGCGATCCAACGCAACACTGGGCTGCTGGTAATCACCAGCCCCAAAGGCCGCATCAAAGCCGTCAAGTCATTCGACATTGTCGCAGTCGATAGTAACTCCCGGCCGTTCGGGGGTGACGCAGCATGAACAGCTATCTCATCCCACTGGCAAAACAAGATCTCCTGCACCACATGCTTCAGGTCGGTGGCGCCGCCGTATGCCCTCTTCAACGGCCAGAGCAAACCATCCATGCGAGCTTTGAAGTCGAGCTCACCGACACCACCGTCCTTATCAACGTTGACCTGGGCGGCCACACCGGCGAACTGACCCTCAAACGATCAGACCGGGCCAACCACCTGCACCTGCGAGATTTCATTCAGGACATTGCGAACGGCCGGATTGAGTCGGCGCAACCCGCGCCACCAGAACAGTCCGACCGACTGGCGCAAATTGATCAGGCACTGGCCGACTCGGAAGCATTGCTTGACCGCGCTCGCAAACTGATCGCCGCCTGAGGACAACGCCATGAACCGCACCCTGGACCAAACCGCCGCAGTGCTCGGCATCAAGCCCCGCGCCTTCCGCACCAGGTTGCGGGAGCTGGGCATCTTGAACAGCAGCGGTGACCTCGCCAGTCAGTATCGCGACCAAGGCCGTCTGTACTCAGACCCCCGCGTCCGCTGGAACCCCACGATCGGCAAACCGGTTCACTACGCCGTAGTGATGGTGAAAGAGGCCGGGGTGGATTGGCTTGCAAAGAAGCTGGGCATCACCATTACGAACAAGGACGCCGCCGCATGAAAACCAATCAAGCCAACGCCTACACCCAAGCCCTCGGCGCCCTGAAGTTAATCCCGATCTTCCTCAACTGCCCCGGCGTCATCAGCCGCGCCACGCTGATCGGCGCCTCGACCGAAGCCGTCCAGTTGCTAAAAAGCATGCCGGTGCTGAGTACCGATCTGGCGGAGGTATTTCGCTGCGTCAACAACGTCATTCAAGACGGGCAAGTGGCCTACGTCACCCCAACCAACTCGCCGGAGTATCCATTCGGTGCCGTAGTGGCTGATGCAAAAGGCCAAATCTGCGCTGCCGCGATGGGCAAAAGCAAAGAAGGACTGGCCGAATTGATCCGCCTCAAGTTGGTGCCCCGATCGGAGGGGTTCGGGGAGGAAGCCGCATGAGCAACACCCTCGACCTGCTTCGTAAACAGTTCGCCACACCCTGCCCGTCATTGACGGCAGTCCGAGAACATTACTTCACACACATCCGGACCGACCGCTACCTGCTGGAAGAGATCAAGGCCGGCCGGATCGCTTTGGTCGTCAAGCGGCTACACAACTCGGCACGGGCGAAGCGCGTGGTTTACCTGCACGACTTGGCCGACTTCCTCGACGCCCAAGCTGCGAAGCAAGCGGCCTAATTCATCGGTGCCCCCTGCCGTCCAGGGGCAAACAACTCGCACTCTATGAGGCACAGCACATGAAACCAACAGACACAGCCGAATTCATCGGCGAACTCAACGCCGGCGTCTTCGCCAACCAGATCGGTCACGCCCTTTCCGAAGTTGCATCGGGCGTTGTCGATAACGGCAAGGTCGGCTCCGTCACGGTGACCTTCACGCTGAAACAGATTGCCGACAGCCACCAGGTAACGGTCAACCACAAGCTCGCCTACAAGGTGCCAACCAAACGCGGCAGCCGCAGCGAAGACACCACCCTCGACACGCCGATGCATGTCAATGAGGGCGGGCGCCTGACCTTGTTTGCCGAAGCCCCTAGCGCGGGCCAGCTGTTCAACCGAGACGCCGCGCCGATTCACGCCAAATCCTAAACCGATCAGCTCCATACCTCTCGCCAAAAGGAAAACGATCCAATGGAAGCCAAAGCAATTCAGTTGATTCAAGACACCGCCGTACTGGCCTATGCCAAGCCGCTGAGTACCTTCACTCCGGCGCTGGTGCTGCCGTCTGATCAGAAAATCCACAGCATCGAGAAGTTTCAAGCCGCTCGCAGTCGCTTCCGCGGCGCGCTCACCACCCACTCATTGCTGGACTTCGGCAACTACGTGATGGAGCAAAGCGCCGATTCCGTCGCATCTGGCTTTGTCGACGCAGAAGCCATGTCGTGCACCGTGATTTTCAACCTGGGCAACACCAAAGAACCAGGGCACGGCGACTTCACAGCCACCCTCAACCTGAGAAAAACTGCCGCCTTCCGAGCGCTCGAGCGTGCTGCCACCATCCAATTCGCGCAGAAAGACCTAAGCGACTGGATTGAGGATTGGGCGTCGAACCTCCAAGCCCTTGCAGCGGACGATAGCCACATCGATCTGCGCAAAGCCGCGAGTGCGATCCGCTCCATCAGCATCGAGCAAGCACGCAAGAGCGAACATGTCGTTGGTGACCTAAGCGCATCTCGTTCGGCGATGGATCAGATCGAAGCCAAATCCTCGGAAGGCCTGCCAGCCGAATTCCTATTCACCGTCGAGCCATACGAAGGGCTAAAGGTCCAGATCATCCGACTTCGTGTTGCTGTCCTCACCGGCGGTGATAAGCCCCTACTGCGTCTGCGCTGGATTGGCGAAGAACAGCTGCGCGAGGACCTCGCACAAGAATTCAAGGATGTCGTTCAGCAGGAAGTCGGCGGCGGCGCGAAGTTGACCATCGGCAGCTTCAACTTGGGCTAACCACCACTGTAACACCCCGTAGCCGGCCTCTCACCAATGATCCCGGCGGCGGGCTCTACCGAGGAACACAGCACATGCAAACACAACACCTGATCTTCATTGCCACTGGTTCAGCCATTGGCCTGCTGTTGATGGCCTACTTCATTCGTGAAGTAGCCCTGCGCGCACTCGCCCGCAGCTACAGCAGGGGTTTGAACGAGCGCAATGCCCTGCATTCGCTTCGCATCGAAGCCTTGAACACTGACATCGCCGATCTGAATCGTCTGCATCGCGCCGACCAAAACCGGTTGGAGAAACTGGCTCGCCAAGCGCGTGCTACGCGCGCGCCCCCTTTCCTCAAGAGCGACCACTTAGCCCTGGTAGAGATTGCCACCACCCTCAGGCTAGCCAAAGACACTTGGGATGCATTCCCCGGAACCGAGGCTTATCGCGTGAAAGCCATCAACCAGGCCCACTTCGTCGAGGCCCTGGCTTATCGCTTGCTGGATAGCATCAGTTCGGCGGCAGCGCTGAGCGCCTTGAAGCAGGACAAAACGTGCAAGGTGAATGAGTTTCGCCTCACGCGCCGGCCGGGAGTAGCCGCATGACTGCCCTTCGCCGAACAGTCCGAATCCGCCGCGGCCAAATGCCACCTCTCGATTTACAAACCATCTGCGATAAATGCAACAAGTCACGGGCACACGGCAACCACGAACAATGCAGCAAGCAGCGCCAGGCCGAGGGTATCGCCTGGCGCGCAGGGGAGAAACCACAATGAGCGCAGCAGAAAAACTCGACCTCCACATCACACCCGGCGCCTGGTTCCGCCAGGACCTGCTGTATCCAGTGTTCGGCCTGAGCACCGAAGCCGTCCGCAAGTACCGCACCCGCGGCCTCTGGCTTGAAGGCAAACACTGGCGCAAGGACCCAGCCAACGTGATCGTTTACAACCGTGCCGCCATTGAGCGCTGGATGGAAGGGAAACCATGACCGACAAGATGCCGACCGGGGTTGAGATGAACGGCAAGCAATTGCGCATATGGTTCATCTTCAACGGCCAACGGTGCCGGGAACCCTTGGAAGGGGTCTCGAAAGTAAACAAGGCCGCGATCGCCTACGCCGATAACAAGCGCCGCACCATCCTCGCGGAAATAAAAGAGGGCCGCTTCGACTATTCGGCCCACTTTCCGAACTCGCCCAGGGCTGCCATGTTCACGGGGACTGGCGGCCCTTCGCTAAAGCGCACAGTGAAAGAAGGCATTGATCGCTGGCTGGAGGTTCAGCGCGCGCTCAAAGCTTCGAGCACTGTTGTTAACTACGTCAGCAAAGCTGTGCACGTCGAGAAGAAATTCGGCAAGCGCCGGATCGTCGACATCAGTAAGAGCGACATCGAGTTGTTCCAAGCGCAGCTGCTCAAGCAAGGCCTCGCCCCGAAGACAGTGAACGACATTTTCACCGTCGTCCGTGGGGTCTGGGCTGATGCCTTCGGCGACGGCATCCTCAAAGCCAATCCGCTGGACCGGATCAGTAACGTCGGATCTGATGTCGACCTGGAGCATGCCGACCCCTTCAGCCGCACCGAGATCAACTTGATCGGCAACGCGGATCCCGATCGGCGAGCTGACGCCCGGATGATTGAGTTCAACTGCTGGGCCGGGCTGTCCCTGTCCGAGCTCATCGGGCTCGCCGTTGAGGACATCGATATTGAAGCCGGCCTGGTACATGTCCGCCGAGCTTTGGTCGTCGGCGAATTCAAAGTCCCCAAAGAACGCTCCAGGGTACGCGTCGTCGAGCTGATCGACCCTGCCCTCAACCTGATGCGGGACATTGTTGCCGCTGCCAAGGAGGCTCCTGCCGTCGAGATCACCGTTATCCAGCGCGACAACATCACGTCCAAGAAGATGAAAGTCAGGTTTCTTTTTCGCAGTTCCACTAGCGGCCTGCTCTGGAGTGGCAAAACCCTGAGCAACTGGTTTACCGCCCACCTGAAAAAGGCAGAAGTCCGCCATCGCGGAGCCAACCAATGCCGTCACACGTTTGCAAGCCAGATGCTATCGAGCTACGTACCGGTCGAATGGGTGGCCCGTCAGCTCGGGCATGCCGATACAACAATGGTGAGAAAGCATTATGGGAGATGGATACCGAAGGACACCAAGAGCATGGCGGGAATCGTGTCGAAAATGCTGGGGTTTAGGGAATGAAGGTGACAAAGCCCGACGGTCGTATGCCGGGCTTTTTCGTCAAGAGAGAACTTCGAATTCAGTAGAGCTCATCATTGCTTGCCCCGCTGGCAAGCGACCTTTCAACTCAACCAGAAATCTCTGATTCAATGGTGCCGGGGCGGCGTTGACCTTTTTCACAACCGCACTTAAATGCTCCTGATCGTCACTCTTTCTAATTGAATGTAAATCAGGTAACAAATAACGTGGGACATAGCCAATAATTTGAGGCTTATCAATGGTTTGCAATTGAATAGCCCAACCGGTAGCTGGGTTGTTAGCCTCAAAGCAAACTCTCAGTTTCTCACCTCCGGCAAGGTTATTCATGGCCTCGCTTGAGGACTCATGCATGAATCTACTGCCATGGATAAAGAACCGACAAACGAAATCACCTTCGGGAGACGTAGTCAGAAGCGGAAAGATCTCAAGGCTATCAGTCTGCCTCGCCCCACCTGAAATAGACAGGATTCGAAACGGATCAGCTTTGTCCTCCAGATCCATACGCTCAACTATTTCCGAAAAATTCGAACGCCGTGGATTTGGGATCCGATTCGAAAATACGGAAAATAGCTCCGGCGACGTATACACCTCGCTGAGCTCCGGAAAAGCCTCCAGTGGACTGAATCCCGCGACCGACTCCGCAATTTTCGCTCCTTTCAAATAGCGAAAGGTATAAAGCTCATTACCGTCATCAGCTCGGTCGAGACGCCCAATCGGAAACCAACTGGATTTCGGTGGCGTAGCGGCGCCTACCGTATACCCGGATCTCCATGCAAGAAATAAAGTGTTCATCGTCTGATTCCTGTCAGCTCACGGTAGGTATACCTAAGTAAGTCTGCGGTGAATTCCCGAGATGGCTGCTCAATGTAGCCATCAGGAATCTCGTCTAACAACCTACAGAGCTCGTCAATATCAATCCCCGAAAGCCGCTCAAGCCATGGCTCAATCATTTCCGGCCATTCGCCATACGCCAACCTGAGCAGTTCTAGGGGATTAGTCCCTTTTGAACCAGAGGAATTCCAATAGATCGCTCCCCTAGCCTTATTTACGTACCATTCGCCTCGGTTAGCAAGACCAGAACGCAGCCAAGAATCAATCTTGTCCGAGTTCAGCTCTCGTCCAAGCGAGGAAGCGTGGTCGAAGGATGGACCAATACAGTGCTTTACGCCATTTTGCTCCCGTGATCGAAACACGCACCAATTCTCATGATGTCTATCTACATTCACGATCAACGCATCGAGCGTAATCATGCCCCCTATTGCAATAGCCGCCTCGGCCTTTGCTTCATCGCTGGACATCAGCGAAATGGCGGTTCCCATGATATTTTTTAGCGTGTGGGTGCTAAGCCCGTAATTTTTGGCCTGGTCATACCCCTGAATCGCACCCGCAAGCAATTCATTGCCGTGTACCAACTCAACCCCATTGGCAAGTTCACTGAATTTCCGACTCAAGCAGCCAGGCTGACCGTTAAAGCACGCTAACTCGACATCAGCACACGGGACGCCAATAATTTTTGCGATCTCGCTCGCCAGCTTTTCAGACCAGTGCTCTCCAGCAAATACCCGACCAGAAACTCGGGAGTGCTTGAACAGCCAAATGTCCTCGTCTGGAGGAATGGACACCCAAAATTTGGTTTTGGTACCCATCCACTCTTCATCGACAACCCAATCTTCCTGGACCTCGATAACCTTAAACATGTATCCGCAGGTTCCTTTTGCGTGGGTAGTCGACAGCCACGCAATTTACATGATTGAACGCAATATAGAAGAGCTTCCCCTACTAAACGATCAATGGCTAGCCAAAGGTCTCAGCTTCCCGGGCTAGAGCGGGCTAAGGCGGTATGTAGGCCGTTATTTCTGCCCTAAAAATGCCCTAAACAATATGCCGGAAACGAAAAAGCCCCTGTAATCTTCAACGATTACAGGGGCTTAATCTTATTCAATAATGGCGGAGAGATAGGGATTCGAACCCTAGGTACCGGTGAAGGTACAACGGATTTCGAATCCGTCCCATTCGGCCACTCTGGCATCTCTCCAACGGCGCGCATCATATCAACACTTTTGCCGAAA